TTTCGGCGGGGTCCTGAACGGCACGCCCAAGCAGTATATCCATTTTAAGGACGGCGGCATCAAGCTGTTTTCCCCCGGCGATATTGAAATGGAGGCGGCCAATATCCGCCTGAACGCCCAAGGCGGTGTAAGCAGCACTTCGCAAACCTTTCAGGCCAACACCCAAGCCGCGGCGCAATTCACGGGCGGTGGAGGGATTTCTGCCGACGGCGACATGACGGCGAATGGTGTCAGCCTGCTGCACCACGTCCACAAAGGCGTGCAGCCCGGCGGCGGCAACACGGGAGAACCGCAATGAATACCCTCTATCTTGACCCGCAAAGCTGGGATTTGGTTTTAGACGCGGCGGGCAATATTGCGATGGCGAAAGACCCCTACGCCAAGGCGCAGGATGTGGCCTCGGCGTGCCGCCTGTTTGCGGGCGAGTTGTATTACGACACAGAGAAGGGCATCCCCTATTTTGAAGAAACGCTGGGCAAAAAGCAGTCGTTCGCGCTGTACCGGCACCGCCTGATACAGGCGGCGATGACTGTTCCCGGCGTGGTGGCGGCAGATGTAGAGATGGAGCAGATGAATGACCGCGTCCTGTCAGGCCGTCTGAAATTTACCGACGACACGCAGAAACAATATGAGATAACGCTATTCCGCCTCCTCCCAACCTCTTCAACCGCAATCACAACCAATCCCAGCACTAACCCGACAACCGCCGCGCCCGTCAGCCAAATCAAACCCACTATTCCCGTCATTTTTCCCTCTCAAACCATTCAATCCGTTTTGCCACCACCCCTTCGGAGGCCGTCTAAAACTTCCCGCTCTCGCATACCGTACGCCTGTTCAAATACCGCCACTTATCCACCGTCGGGCAAGTCAGACGGCCTTGCTTATTCCGCCCGCTCCGATTAGGCGTTTGTTTTCAAAAGTCTTTCAAGCTTGCTTACCCGGGCGTTTTCCTTGCTTGTGCCGTTTTTCCAGCCACTCAACCCGCTTTTGCACGGTTTCCGCAGAGGCCGTCTGAAAGCGGCCGTTCTCGCATTCCGTCTGCGGATTCAGTGCGCGCCACACTTGTTCGCGCGACACGGTGCACACCAAAAACCCCTTCAAGCCCCGCTCCGCCGCCGCGCGAAAGTCGGCATGGGCGCAGTGCAGGCAGGTTTCAGACTGCATAGCCATCACCCCATCTGCTTTCCTTTTGCGGGGGCGTCCAGTTCAAATCCGGTTCATCCTCAAACCTTGCAAACTGGCCTTTCCAGCCGCAAACCACACTGCCCATCTCGCCGTCTCGGTTCTTGGCAATAATCAACTCCGCCAAATGCGGATTTATTTGATTGTCGTAATAGCTTTCACGGTGCGGCATGATGATGATGTTTGCGTCCTGCTCAACCGCGCCGCTGCCGCGAATGTCTGCCATGTTCGGGCGTTTGTCTGCCGCTTTCGCGCTACCCCTGTTCAACTGGGCAACCAGCACGACGGGAATATTCAGTTCGACAGCAAGGTTTTTCAGGCTGCGGGATATGTTGCCAAGCTCCGTCACTTCGTCTCTTCCCGGTCTCGGCATGATGTTCAGATGGTCAATCACCAACAAATCCAGCCCTGTTGTCATTTTCTTTTCCTTTGCCAAAAAACAAAGTTCATCAACATTCAACAAATCGCAGTTCACATCCAGCCGCCAGTTTTGCGCTTTGGACAGGTACAAATTCAAATTCTGATAATCGGTATCCGTCAGCCTGCCCGTCTTCAGGCTGTGTATCTCGATACCGCATTCCGCTGCCGCACCGCGTCTGGCCAACTCCACCGCATTCATTTCGTAGCTTTGGAAATGCACCGTCTTACCCTGCTTCAAGGTGTACCGGGCGATGTTTTCAGCCAGCACGGTTTTGCCCATAGACGGGCGGGCGGCGATTACAATCAGGTTCCCATCAGGCAGGCCGCCGGTTATTTCGTCCAACTTCGGCAATCCGGTCGGCAAGCCGAAACGCACGCCCTCCAGCCGTTTATCCAAATCCGCGACCAAATCTTTCAGCGTCTCGAGAAAGGTTTTATTCCCGCGTTGCACTGCATTTTTCCCAACCTCTGCCAAACTGTCGGCTGCCGCGTTAAGCTTTTGGGAAACGTCCCTGCCGTCTTTGGCCAATGCGATTTTTTCGATTTCCGACGACACCTTCAGCAGCCCTCGCACGATGTACCTGTCGTTTACGATTTTGGCGTATTGGGCAATATTCGCGGCAGACGGCGTGTTTTGCTGCAACTCAATCAGATAGGCCAAGCCTCCTGCGTTTTCCGCCTCCCCCCTCGCCTCCAGCTTGTCATTTAGCGTGATGATATCGATCGGCTCGCCGGCGGCCGTCATGTCCAACAGTGCGCGGTAAATCACCCTGTGCTGCGCCTGATAAAACTTTTCAGGGGTCAGTGCGGCACACTTCACAATCGCAACAGGCTCAATCAGGATTGCCCCCAACACTGTTTGCTCGGCCTCAAGGTTTGTCAGCGATCCGACAACCTGCATTTCTTCGATTTCGTTCATTTCATTTCCCCGTCAGCTTCTTGGCGGATGCCATTCCAGGACTTTCAGAAAGTTGGTCGGCTTGAAAATCCAGTCAAAATTAACCGCGAAGCCTGATTGGTTGTCGCCCATCCAAAACGCGTTCTTGGTGATTTTGCGGAAAACCGATGCAAACCATTTCACACCGTCTTCAGCGTTCTCAAATCGGACTTTGCCGTTTGGGGCTTTTGTCCCCATCACTTCGAACCAGCGGGCGGCAATAGCCCGCTTCCTCGCTTCCGACAGCAGCTGCACCCTTGGCAGGCAACCGCCTAAAATCTCGTTGTAGCAGTCTGCAATGTCTTGGCATGGCACTTGGTTGTACCGGCTACGCCGCGTATTTCCTTCCGCACGGTTTGTCTTCAGGGCTGGCGTAACGGTGGTTTCCTCCTGCAAAACCCCGTCTTCACCCTGCTTGCACGTTCCCGCGTCAGCGGGAACAAACGCGCCAGCGTTCAAACCGTTTCCCTCATCTGCGGCGTTTGGGGGTAAGGGGGTATTTACTGTTAAATCTTCTGTTAAATCTTCTGTTCTTATAACGGCTGTTGATTCCTCACTCCCCGAATGTTGATTTTGCATTTCGGGGCTGTTGATATTGCATTTCGGGGCTGTTGATTCCTCACTCCCCGAATGTTGCAACATCAAATCATCAAAAGCGTTCAAATCCAGTTTGTAGTAAATACGGTGTTCAATTCTTTTTTCGGTTTCGATCAAAACGCCGCGTTTTTTTAATTTATCCCTTGCCGTCCTTTGCTCTTGGACAGAAAGTCCCGTTTCGTCCTCAATCTCTTCCGCCGTCCTGTAAACCCCTAAAGGGTTTTCTGTTTTGTCGTGCCAGTAGAAGAAATGAGCGAACAAAATTGCCGCATTTACACTACCCAACGGCTTAGCCAGCTTGGGGTAATACGCTATCGGCCTTCCGGCAATCTTTAAACTTTCAGACGGCCTCATCCTCAACCCCTTTCACACCCCCACCCCCCCGCCCCAAAGCCTCACGCGCCTTGGTAACGTCTTCCGCCCGCATATAGGCGGACACCAGCAGGTATGCTTCCCGTATCTTTTCGTCTCGAGTCATACTTCCACCCCGTTTTCCACAATCGAATAATGCGTAACCGGCTGCCTACAACCGCCCACCTTCAAACGCGGCTTGGCAAACACAAAGCCCGCGCTTTCCAAGTCCGTGATTCGTGCCGCAAGCTGCGTTACCTTCAGCTTCTGATAAGCCTCAAGAGACGTGATACAGCCCTTTTCGCGGATGTACGCCACAATCCGCTTGCATTGGCTCTGTTTATCGCTCATAATCAAACCTCTTTTTTAAATCAAACTTCCACCACCCCGCGCCCAAACGCGGGGCTTTTTTTGGCCGGCACATTCACGCCCCGTCCCGCTTGGCAAAGCGCACCAACTCCAAAAAATCCGCGCACAACTCAAGCGCATGCCCCAGCTCGTCCGTGAATCCGTAGCGTTTGAAATGGGCTATAATTTCCGCCTCATCCATCTGCCCGAAAGGCACGGCAAATGCACCATCATCCTGTCTTGTCATCAAACCTATCCTCCGTTGCTTACGAAAACGGCATCTTGGAAATCCGTTTTAAAAACGGCAGCCTTTACCGTTACGAAGGCGTACCGCAAACCGTCTATTACGAATTGCTGCATGCCCCGTCCAAAGGCCGATACCTGCATAGCCAAATAAAACCCTTCTACCCATACCGCCGTATTTGGTAGCCCGCCTTGTCCTTCTTCGACAAGGCTTTGTTTTTCTTTCGTTTCATTTACTCTTCCTCCAGCATCTGCCTGTAATACTCAATCATCTTCTCGGCCATAAACCGTTTTTCGGCCTTCGTTACGACCTCGGCATCCACCGACACCAGCTTCAAGCCCATTGCAGCCAGCGCAAGGCTGTACTGCTCCAGCTTTTCTTCTTTCAGACGGCATAACGCCGATTCCGACAAGCCCGACACCTCGCACACATGGCGGGCGGTAACGCCTGCAATGGCGTACAAGATTGCACTTTCGTTTTTGCGGGCAATTTCGTCGGTGGAGAGGTAGGATTTAGCCATTGGATGCCTTAGTAGTTCCGAAGATTTTTTTATACTCTTTAGGAAATTTCGTTTTTAGATAATTGCATTGAGCCAATGGAATACCGTTCTTCTTCCATTGAGATACAGCACCTTTCGAGATGCCGCATAAATTCGCTACTTTGGATGTGCCACCAAGCAGATCAATAAATTCGATATGTTTCATTTTCCTCTTTCGGATAGAAAGCTATCCGCAAGTATAGTTTACTAAACATATAAAAGTCAAGCACCCTAAACGGTGTTTAGTTTAGACTGCTAAACAATCAAATAGGATATTGAAATGAATACACTTAAAGACAGATTGGAAGAGTTGATGGCTGAGTATGGTTTGGACACACAACAGCAACTTGCAGACTTTGCCGGAGTATCAAAAGGCCTTGTTGGACAATGGTTTAACGGCAGCACAGGACTTGGCGCAAAACCACTTTCGGCGTTTGATAAAAAAACAAGGTTTTCAATCAATTGGCTGACTGAGGGCACAGGGGATAAATATAAAACACATGTATTGCCAGCAATTACTGAAAGCGAATCAGAGGACCGCATACGTTTCCCCCGCCTGAATGCCGAAGCAACCTGCGGCGCAGGCACGATTAACGACCACTATATCGAGGTTGTGGATTATGTAACCGTTGCCGCCGCATGGGCTCGGGAGAAACTGGGCGGGAACCTGAACAAAATCCAAGTCATCACAGCCCGGGGCGATAGCATGGAGCCCACCATCGAAAACGGCGACGTAATGTTCGTCGATACCGCCATCGAAACCTTCGAGGGCGACGGCCTCTACCTGCTTTGGTATATAGACGGCCTGAAGGCCAAGCGGCTGCAATCCACCGTCGGCGGCGGCCTGATGATCATCAGCGACAATAGTTCATACCAAACCGAAACCGTGCGCGGCGAAGATTTAAACGCCGTACGCATCATCGGACGCATACGCGGCGCATGGCGTTTGAGCCAGTTCTAGGCCGCGTCTTCTGGTGGAGCGTGTTGGATTGATGGTAATAAAGATAAGCTGCGTTATAATGGTATTTTAGTCCCGGGTAAGAGTTGTTAAAAATCATGGCGATAGACGAAAAAGACACGGATTTAGTCCCGCCCCCCTTTGCAAATTTGAAACTGATTCAAGCCGTCTGGGAGTTTATTCTGATGTAATTCCACCAAATTAAAACCAAGCCGGCGCGTGCCGGATTAGCCTAACCTTGTAAAATTACCGATTTACACCAAATGTAAATTTCAGGCCGTCTGAATTTCAGGCGGCCTTTTTTTCACGCCCGCCGAACCTGAAACGACACAAAACCGACACAAGCCGCCCGAAAAGGCGGTTTTTTATTGCCTGTAAAAAATAAATTCTCTTTAAAATCAGAAGTAAGTATAGTTTTCTATACAAAATATGTTTAGATAGCTTGACTTTATATGTTTAGTTTTCTATACTGCACCCATCGAAACAAAACAACCAAGGAAACGAAGAAATGAAAACGAAAAGCCCCCTGCAAATGCTGAATGCCGAATTAAACACCTGCAAAGCAAACGCACCGCGCGAAAAAGTAATGGTGGCCGGCGGCTGGTTTATCAAAGAAACAGCCGAACAAACCAAAAAAGATCTGAAAGAGTTTAAGGCATTTGTGAAAGAAAAATTTATGCAGCAGGCTTCCGACTTGGTCGTCTATTTCGGCCACTCAAGGCAAAAGGCCGAAGCCGCCGCCCTGGAAACGGCAAGAAGCCGCATCAAATGCTGGAAAGAAGCGCAGGCATAAGACACCCCGCCCCGAAAGGGGCGGAAGGAGACGAAAAATGTACCCCCACACCGAAAACCCCGCCCGCGCACGCGCTGAACCGCACAAAGAAC